TTTCCGTATTGGAAATCTAAATAGAATACTAAACCAGCAGGTAAGTTCATTGGTTGAACAGAAACGAACTCTTTTGCAGCGATTTGACCGAAGATCTTACGAACTAAAGGTAAAGCTACACCAGCCCATTGTTCACCAGTACCTGGAGTGAAAGTAGCGCCGTTTGTTACACCGCCACCTGTGTTAGAAGACTCAACTACTAATTGCTTAGCTTGGTTTTCTAAGATCATAGACATATTAGCTTGGTCGTTTCCTTCCAATCCTTCTAATAGTCCAGATTTTGCCCACTTTTTAGAAAGCTTCTGAGCTACAGTAAACTGAGCTTGTTGAGCGTTCTGAGCAGACTCATTTAATAATGATTGTACTAAGTTTGCCATTTTTATGGAATTAAAATTTTAAATTATTTGATACCAGCCAATTTTTGCATTCTAGAGATAAAAGGATCTGATTCGATCGTTTGATTCTGCTTAGGTGCAATACCAGCTGCTTGTGATGCGAAACCTTCGTTGATTGATTTTTTCTTTGTTGTAGCAAAAGATTCGCTTAAAGTAGCAAATGTGTTCTTAACTTCTTTAACTGTAGCGGCTCTATCGAAAGCGTTGATAGCTTTGATCTTTTGAGACTCAGTTAATGATTTAGCTTTAAACAATTTGTTCATGAATAAGTACTTAGCATTTAATAAGTTAACTTCTTTTAATTGCGTTTGCAAGTAAGAGATTGTTTCGTTAGCTTCTTTTAATTGCTTTTCAGTTCCAGGGATTTCTAACTGATGTTGTTCATCCATTTCTTCTGTCTCGTCCATTTCTTCTTTCTTCTCTTCTACTTTTTCTTTTGATGCTTCTTCTAATTCAGCAAAGATTTCATCTAAATTGATGTCGTCAGTTGCTTCTTCGCCTTCTGCACCTTCTTCGTCGGCTTGATAAGGAGCTAAGATGTCTTTTAATTGACCCAAAGTGATAGTGATTACTTTTTCTTCTTCTTCACCTTCAACTTCTTCGCCATCCATTTCTTCTTCTCCATCCATTTCAACTTCTTCGCTGTCTTCTTCAGACTTAGCTTCGTAGTTCATGTCTTCTTCGCCTTCTTCCATTTCTTCTTCTGTGCCTTCTTCCATTTCGCCTTCGTGGTCTTGACCTTCGTTAGCTAATGCTTCAAGTTCACCTAAGATTTCTTCAAGAGATGTTTCGTCCATCTCTTCAGTCTCGTCCATTTCCTCAGCTTCGTCCATTTCTTCAGCCTCATCAATTTCTTCGGCTTCGTCCATTTCTTCAGCTTCGTCCATTTCCTCAACTTCGTCAAGTTCTTCAGCATCTTTTTTGTGCTTTTTTTCCTCGACTTTGTGTTTCGCTTCGTCCATTTCTTCTGCTTCTTCAAGATCTTCGTTTTCTTCGATCTCTTCAGCTTCTTCAACTGTCTTGCGGAACATTTCTCTCAATTGAGGTTCAAATGCTTCTTCTAAAGCAGCTTTAGCATTAGCCATGGCGCTAGCTCTTAGTGCTTTTGCGTCTGCAATTGCCTCTTTGTACAAATTTTCCATTTGTGATTGAATAATGTGTGTTCTGATTGCTTATTAGATGTAGGGAAGCAATATGTAGATATAATTCGATAGCTACCGCACTAGAAAAGCGGTGCATGTACCAATAAATACGGTACTTTTGACGAAAAAGCGTGTTTTTATTTAGTTAAACAGCAAATTCCGCTCTGAGAACATATAAGATCTGAAATAAGACGACTTGCTCTTTCGTACTTATTTGCCATAGTCAGTTCTAAATCGACTGACTCTCGAAGACCGGGTACGCTTGGTGAGCCAATTGGCTTCATGTAAGCTCCGTAAGTTGATGGAGTAGAAACAAAATCCCAACAAATAAGATCCAAGTCGTCTTCAACTTGAACCAAACCTTCGCCGATTGGAATAACTGATCCTAAAGCTCTTGATGAGATACCAACTGTAATGTTATTAGCAAAAAGTTGAGTAAGAATATTTCCTGATGGTGTAGGTAAGATTTCGATTTGACCGTAAAGATCTTTGTCTTGCCACCATAATTTTAATATGTTGTGGCTAACGTTCTTTAAATTAATAATAGTGGACTCAGGGTGATCCAATTCTCCCAAAGCTCTATTTTCTCTAATTGGTCCATTGATGTACTTTTCTACTTGTGTATAAAGCACTTCGTAAGGATATATTCTTTTGTTGGCATTTGGCTTATCGCATGCTTGCACTTGTCCGCTAACAATTAAGTTACCGTTTGTGTGTCTTTTACTCTCGTTCAATGAAACAGTAGGAGTAAAGTAAGCTGTCTCTATAAGTAATTGTTTTGCCATTACGCCACTTTTGTTTTTGTAAATTTAACTCCAGCTTTTCTTAATTCTGCTTCTTTGTCTGCAACCATATTGTCTGGAGTAAATATTACTTCTCCACCGGCTTTAAATTTGGTAGCTTCGTCTGTTTTCTTTTTATCAAGTCCCAAAGCCTTTCTTAATCTTTCAACGATTCCCAAAGTTTTCTTTTGGCGATCTGCGTCTATTTTAGAAGGAAAGTCTTTAATTCCTGCGAATGTTTTTTCTCCTCTTTTGTCCCAATCAGACCACATTTTATCTCTTGCATCTTTATCGTCTGCTTGAGATTTCATAGCCGACAATTCTTTTGCTTTATCGATTATGTTAGTTTGTCTATTGATAATTAAAGGTTCTTCTCCTTCTCTTTGTATTTCTAATTCTAAAGTACCGCCTACGATATTCTTTATGATACCTGTTTGACTTTTGAATTCTTTAGCGTCTTTTTCTGGCAGTGGTACCTCTTGGCCCATTCCATAAACAGGATGCATGTCCTCAGTTAATTCAACTTTTTTTTTAAGAAGGTCTTTTAAGATATCCATTTGTTGAGACTCTTTCATCATCTTAACTCCCTTTGGATTGCCTTTCTTATTTTCTTTCTTTGAAGATTTTGTGTTTGATTTAGCATTAGGAAAACCTTTAATCTTCTTCATGCCGTTATGCTTGTCTACGAGATTGCTTTCTTTAACGTCTACCATTCCTAATTTAGAATCTGCTTTTTCTATCTTTTCAGAGTTAGAAACTTGTAAAGCATCGTACGCTGTAGGATCTTTTGCTAATTTCTTAGTAGCTTTTTCAACAGCTTTTGCGTAGGCCACATTAGTAAGCTCTCCGCCCTTTAACAATTCTGCTTCGATGCCCTTCTTTAAGAAATAAGGATGAATATTGTCAATCGCTGAAGCTTCTTTAACGATGCCTTTGTTTTTAAGGATCTTAATAGAATCTTCGTAAGATGTCATATTGGTGATAAAAGGTAACATTTGGTCCCTTCTAACTTCGTACAAGAATTTCTCCTTGCTAATTTCACCTGCTCTGTGCTTCTTGAATAGTATTGCTGTTGTCATGCTTATAAATATTATGATCTTCCTTGTCCGCGATACGGTTTTGGTCTTGGACTGTGTTTGTTAAAACTCTTTTTACCTCCAGGTTGCCCTGATTTTCTTTTACCAAACGTCAGCTTTTCACTGTTAGACGTCTTTAATTTTGCCATGTTACTTTAAACTTTTAACCTTTTTGTAAATTTCTGCTAGTTGTCTTTCTAGCTTATTCACAACCTTACCGGTTCTTGGCGAGTATTCCTCCTCCAATTCCATTCTCATGTTGGTAGAGTACTCCATTAACCTGTTTATTTCGTGTAACTTTTTATTTATAGATTTTAATGCCTCGTGTAAAGCATCTTTGTTGGGTCTTGTTGCGGCTTCTCTTTTAAATTTATTGTAAGTCAAGGCCTCGTTTAAATCTTCGCTGCCATATAAATGACTATCGCTAAAATTGTCGTCTATGACTTCGATATCTTGAGTTCCAAAATCCATCATCATATCGTACGCTAAATCTTCATCGTCTGTATAGTATGTGTCTGATCCGTTTAATTCTACGCCTCTGTAACTTGGATTGTCTCTAAGAACGTCTAACGCTCTTTTTGCATCTCTTACGGAAACTTTAACGTAATAAGGCTTTTCTGCTTCGTCTTCTGTTTGTATTTCCTTATTCGCTTCTGCTTGTTTTTTGATATATCTTTTAGAAACATCGTCAAAAGTCCAATCTGCTTCTTTAAAGTCTTGATAGTTTCTAGCTTGTTGGTATTCCATTGGAGAAAGAGAATCTTTGTCAAGATCTACTGGTTGTAGAACTCCTTCTTCAATATCTTCAAACATCTGCTTGTATTGGAATCCGCCTTTAGATGGACGATTAGGAATAGACGGTGCAGGTTTCCAACCCCATTTTTTTTGTGCGTATACTTCTGCTTTGCCTGCCGCAAGTTTAGGCTCTTTGTCCTTTACTTCGTTTTTCTTTTTAAAAGCTTTGGTAGTAGCGTATTGTTCTCCAGTTCCAGCGGTGAAATTAGCTGTACCGCCAGTCACGCTATCTTCTGATCGTAATCTTTGAGTAGCACGTTGATTGTCGAAAGGTTTCTTCATTACTTAGACACTCTTTTTAACTCATCAATTAATTCACAATATTGTAAAAGGCCGGTGATTGTTTCGTCTTTAATAGCGATACCTTCTTTTAAAGGCTTTATGAATTTAATAACCTCTTCTGCTTTGATTTTGGTTACTTTGTCTTTTACTTTTTCAGTTTGCTCTATAAGTTCTTGTTTGATTTCTTTTAACTTAGCATTTAAGAATTTTCTTAAATTTGAAGAGTCTGATATGCTTGAAACGTATTCTTTTAAAATAGCCTTTTGTCTTTCAGAAAGACCTTGATATTTTTTATTGAATTTTTCTACCAATAATTTGTATGTCAAAAGTCTAATCTCTTTGTCTTCATTCATTAACTCTTGAACCATTGATTGAGGAGCTTGAACGTCCTTAATAGAGTCTTGAGTGATGTGCTCCAACAGATTGATCTTATTTAAAACGATCTGCTTTGTGTCTGCACTTGGACTATTTTGTGATTCAAATATTGTATATACAGAAGCGTAAGGCTTGTAATTCTCTATCTTTGCTTTAAAAAAGTCTTCTAGGTTATAGTTTTTCTTTATCTCTTTGATTAGATTGTACTTTGCTTGGCTGAGTGTGTCGTGGCTTAATTTCTTATATTGTTCTAAAATGGTTGAAATTAGAATCTCTGCCTTCGCTTCTGAAAGTTTTGGACTAGTCACAAACGCGCTGTAAAGACTATACTCTTTTCCCAATTCCGTATTGGTAAAGTGTTTTTTAAGAATCTTAACGGCTTTAGAGTCTTGGTTATTCAACAAGTCTGCTGTCGTTTGTCTTACTAAAAGTTCAAATAAAATACCAGTGTTACGGTATTTCGAATGTTTAATTGCCATAGCTATTTTGATAGGCTTGCTAATAAATATCTAAATATTCTAATCTAGGTTATCAATGATATTGTCTTCGCTCAATAGGTCAGATTGCTCAAAAAGGTGAGTTTTTCTTGCGTTTTGGCTTGCAAACATCTTTTCTATAGAGCTTTTGTTTTGAAAATAGATAGCTTTCGTGCTTTCCATGTTTAATGCTCCGCCTTTAAAACTAACCCCTACTTTGTCTTCTTTTGTCTCTGCGTTTTGATTATTCATATCGTAAACTCCAGATCTTCCAAATGGAGATTCGTCAGTTCCGTACGTAGATTTGTACTTTTGAGGTCTTCCTGGCATCTTTATTGGCTCGTTAGGATTTGTTTCGTCGTATCCTTTTGGCACTTCCAATGGACCATCGCCCTTTCCACCGTAAAGACTAGCGATCTGATGAGGAGTACCGAATGCTTGGCCTGTTTCTGATGGGTCGTTTCCTTCCTCTGCGATTTGTTTGTATCTAAATTTGCGTTTTTGATCCTCTACAATAAGGTCGTCCAACTCATCAAATTCGTCCTCAGAGATATGGAATACGTTCTTCCAAACATAGTCTCTAGGTAAAGAAGAGTTTTCCATTGCTTGATTCGCTAGGTCAATCTTCTCTTTCATCATTGCTATTCTCTCTTGATCGTAGATAATAGAAGGATTAGTTAATTGAATATCAAAATTGGTAATAGACTCGTTGGTATATCCATGAGCGTATAAGTGAACCAACGCTACTTTCTTTAATTCGGATACAATGATTCTTTGAATTCTCTCGATAGTTCTAGCAAAACGAATGTCTTCAGCTGCTAAAGTTGCTTTACCAGTTAAGTCTTTTTCGTATCCCATGAATGCTTTAGGGATCTTCAACGCTGCAAATAATTTCTCTCTAAAGTATTGAACGTCTTCGATAGCGTTGTACTCAAGACCTTTTGCAGTGTCAATTCTAGTGGATTGATCGTTGCCTCTAACAGGGATAAAGAAGTCTTCCAATAAGTTTTGTTGGTTAAACTTCATATTGTATTGACCTGTTTGAGCATCGATAAGAGGAGTTTTCTTCATCTTACCAATCATACGTTGAATGTAGTTCTCAACCTCGTTTGGTGGGATGGCTCCCACGTTAACGTAGAATGTTCTTCTTTCTGGGGCACGAGTAATTCTATGAATCAACATCGCATCTTCAATTAAAGTGTATTGCTTGAATAGCTTTCTTGCTGGTTCTAAGTAAGATCTACCGTAAGGCAAATAGTTAACGTCGCCAATAAATCTAAAGTGAGCCATTTCGTATAAATCAAACCAAATTCCTGGATCTTGATTGTTATACGCTGAAGTAAATCCTGATGTTGAACTTATAGCCGCATTGGGATCGTATTTGAATCTTACTTCGTTTGGATTCTTTGGATTGTAGCCCTCTTGTCTAATAATATTGTACGCTGAAAAAGGAATTACGTTGTACACTCCGAATTCTTCAGCGATTTCTAATTTTAAGTAGAAGTCTCCGTACTTACACATGTTTCTAATCCATGACCACAGATTAAATTCTATGTTCATTACTGAATAGAACAGGTTTTCTAGTAAGTTTTGAATATTTTCGTCTGCGGATGTAATGTGTAATACTTGGCCTTGATCGTTCTTTAAAGTACATTCATCAGCAATAATATCCAAAGCAGAAGCGATGATGGCGTCTGTGTCCATTGCATCGTAATCTGCGTATATTTGTACACGCGCTGATTGGTAGTTCTGCGCTAAGTTTAGATTAACTCCATAAGCTGTAGAAGTCGTATATACTTTGTGAAACCTATCGATTAACGAATTGGTTTGAATCACTCCAGAAGACTGAATGTGTTCTGTGTCTATTACGTTTAGATTCTTGCCGCCGGAATCTCTAATAATTACGTCCGTTGAGAATAGTCTTCTTAACGCCGAAAAA